CAAGAACTGTATTATCAATGTAATATTTAGTTGCTGCATCTTGTGCATTAGTAGGGTTACCAAGACCTGTAATTTTATTAGTACCCATTGCAATAGCACCAGTCATAGTGCCACCAGCAAGAGGTAATTTAGTAGCAATAGAGTTGGTTACTGTTGTTGAAAATGCTGCATCGTTACCAAGGGCAGTTGCTAACTCATTAAGAGTATCAAGGGCTGCAGGTGCTGATGCTACAAGGTTAGATACTGCAGTTCCAACAAACGCTGTAGTAGCCACTTGAGTAGTGCTAGTTCCAGCAGTAGCAGTAGGTGCAGTAGGGGTACCAGTTAATGCTGGGCTAGCCAATGGAGCATAGGTAGTTGCTGCTGTAGCAGTTGCTAATTTAGAATCTAATTGAGTTTGAATAGCAGAAGTTACACCATCTACATAACCAATTTCAGTTGATGAAACGGTAGATGATATGCCTAATTTTGTCCAGTCAATAGCAGCCGATGCGTTAATATCAGCATTAACAATGCTATTTGTAAGGTTAGTTTTGCTGTAAGCAATCTGGGCAGATGAGTTAACATCAGCATTTACAATTACACCAGTGCCAATGGCTGCTGTCATAGTTACGTTGCCAGTACCGTCAAATGAACCAGTAGTTCCAGTTACATCTCCAGTAAGAGATATAGTTCTACCTGTTGCAAGGGCTGTGGCAGTAGCAGCATTACCTGTTGTAGAGCCAGAAGAACCTGATACGTTACCTGTTACGTTACCTGTGAGGTTAGCAGTTATTGTTCCTGCGGTAAAGTTACCTGAAGCATCACGGGCTACAATGGCTGATGCTGTGTTAGCAGATGTAGCAGTTGTAGCAGAGTTAGATACTTTAGAAGCGGTTGAAATGGTTGCTAGTTTAGTATCGGCAATTGCTGCGCTAGCATTAATATCAGCGTTTACAATTGTTCCATCTAAAATCATTGTGCTAGTTACTACACCACTATCTGTAGTTTTAACCAGGTTAGCAAGAGTTAATCCGTGTGCTGTAGTAGAATTTTCAATGTGCTCATTGGCTTCTCTTAAATCACGGCCAGTAACCATGTGTCGAATTACTGCACCAGCAGAGTGGGCTACGCCAGTACCGCTATTTTCTATACCACGAGTAATGGTAAGTGTGTTGCCAGATGAGTAGTTACTTATATCTACAATCTCTTCAAGGGCCGTATCTGGGTCAATAACAACCGTATATGTTTCAGATGCTGTAGGTGTTCTACCACCCATAAGATTTGCACCAGAACCTACCGTCATAGTTACATCAGTAGATGTGATGCTGCTAGATAGTGTGGTCTGTTGTGCTCGGGACGAGTATTTTCTAGTTGTCATTTAGGTTCCTATTTAGAGGGAGTAGTGGACACGGATAGGATATTTGTTTTGCTGACTCTTAACCTCTTCGGCTAATCGTTGAGTATACAAAGCATAAATTTGTCTTGTTAGAGATTGAGATGAACCGTATGGACGTTTGCTATCTACTTCGTCAGCCTGTGGGCTAACCATCGCAGCACGGGCTGGGTCAAGATTGGTAAGCAAACGATAGATAGAACCAGTGATAACCAAATCCCTACAGGATTCTGGTAGCCCAGTTTGTGTTGTAAATACTTCTGAGTTGCTTGTAAAAGGAGTTGGGTCTTTAGAATAAACAACTTGAATAGTTCTACCAGAGGTAATTGTATCGTAGATAGATATAGTCTGCTCACTGCTGAATGCAGTTGAGTTAGCGTTAGAGTCAAAGCGCCAAGAACGAATAGGAATCCATTCTTTACTTGGGCCAATTGATTCATAAGCAACACTTAGTATATTACGAATATTTAATGAACTACCAGTAGTAGGTAGTCTATATGTAGAAACAGCAGAACTGTATGCAATAGTAGTTGTATCGGCAGCAAACAAAATACCACTTAAACTTCTAATAGTATCGTTAATGGCTCGTTTAATTGAAAATCTTGGAAAGGTGGGAGAAATAGTTACCTTAGCATCGGCTGCATGTGTAGCAGCGGTAGTTCCTAAATAGCCTCTACCATATGGAGCAACAGTTGCAGTGTTACCAACTCGGTCATAAGTATCTATCCATAATAACTCTTCATCAATCTCTACTATACCTTTACCTACGTTCTCAGTTGAGCCAAGACTAAGAGATGTTGGCGATGCACTGGATGATGTAGTTGTACTAACGGCAGTTCTAAGATAGGTAGAGCGGTCTTGAGTTAATGTGTATCCAGAAAGATTCATAGATACTTCATTAATCATATCCGAAAGAGTTGTTGTCATTTAGTTTTACCCTTATTCCTCTTAGATATTGCTGCTGCTTTTTTCTTAGCATCAGCCTTTGAACTAGCACCCCATGCTTGAAGTGATAGAAGTAATCTTGTTGGCTCCCCATTAGGCTTACGTTCTGGCCCTGGCATCCCACCCATACGGGCTAAGAATGAGGCTCTACGGGGGTTATCCCCGCTCTTTACAGGTGCCTTAAGGGTTCCACCCTTATAGGATGCTCTACCCTTCGCATTCAGGCCACCCTTAGGGTTCTTGCCTTCTTTGCGTGTCCATGCTGCGGTCATTTCTTGCCCCTTGCAACCGCCGCATTATCTACAAGATTTGGATAAGGTCTACCTGCAGCCTTGGCTCTAGCCTTAGCAGCAGATTTCTGTGATGGTGTTAATTTACTTGATGTCTTCTTAGGATTCTTTTTATCCCAAAATGCTACTTTCTTTTTCATTTGTTCCCCTTAATTATATCCCCAGTTTTAGGGTCTCTTCGAACTTTGACAGTTCCATCCTTACGCAAGGTAAGGATAAGGCCATCTCTCATAATAGTTTTATTAAAACCATCATTACGCACAAATTGACCCGATGACATTACTTTTTCTTTCCGTAACGTTTTTTCATTAATGCATCTAATGCTGCAGTTTGTTCTGCTTTAGTCTTAGCCATACCTTTAGGAGATATTGATTTCTGGTATTCTCTTAATGCTGCTTCTTTACCTGTAACTAATTTAGGTAGTTTTTTTGTAGGAGTTGCACCTGTTTTTTTAGGAAGCAATTCTCTAGCACCAATACCTGGCTTCTTACGACCTGGGGTTACCATTGTTGGTCTTGCCTTAGGCTTTCCGTTCATTACTTCTTCTTGCCCATCTTCTTCATTTTCTTCATAACCATTTTCTTACCAGTCTTCTTGGCTTCTTTCTTGGCCATAGCCATACCCTTTGGACCGTATGAGTATTCTTTCATTCCTACTTTTGGCATATCATGCTCCTAGTTCTGTCATAACCTTTGCGGTTTTTTTGTCTATTTGTTTTGCATTTGGGTCTTTTTCAGCATTGTATGCCCTACCCAAATTCTCTGATGCTTTCTCTGCAGCAACTATCTTATCCATAGTAGTTCCTGCTGGTTGGATACCTTGCTTACGGGCATTTCTATAGGCCTGTAGTTCGCCCTCCCACTTACGTCTTGGCATAGCGGCTCTTCCATTAGCATCGCCTGTGCTCAACTGTAATCCTTTAGCCTTGCATCCAAAGCAAGGGTCAAGATGACAATTACTGTGGTCTGTTACATAAACTTCTTCTTTACTTACAAATGGTTTAGGTGATGTAGCATTACACTCAGTGCATCCATATAGAGATACATGCTGATTCATCTGACCATCTTTTAATTCATATGCCCAACCAATGACCTTACTTACATGGTCGCATTCCATACTGCCCCCTATTGTGCTGTAAAATTAGCCTCAGTAACATCAACACCACCAGCAATTAACGCTGCCTTGGTAGTCTCATCAACTATGTGTTTATTACCGCCTAGATAAACTTCTTGATAACTTCTTAAATCTTCATCTTGCAAGTATCTAACTTGTTTATATACACCATTATCTTTAACAATACTAATGCCAACATTTAATTTATAAAAATGAAATAAGCGGTGTCCGCCCGCTGGGCCTTCTCTAACTATTGGTGTTTCAAAAACGTATGTAGCCATGTTGTCCTCTGATTAGAGAAGAGTGGGGCTTATGCCCCACCCTCCATTACTACTAAAGAGCAGCGATTGAAGAACCTGTTTCGATTCTGTACAATGCCTCTTCACGGTAGCGAGCAAAGCCAAGAACGCCATACCAACCCATTGGGCGATGACGCATTAACTTGTCAACTACTGGTCCAATAACTGTGTGTGGCTCTTCGGCTACGGCTTGTGCCATTGCTTGTTGTCCACATACGATTGTGTTATAAACACGGGTTACTGGAGTTACTGTAAGAGTATTAGTTCCTACAGTTCCTGAGTTAGCAACATCTACTGTAAGTGTAGTATTAGTTGCACCTACTGAGATAGCGGTAATCTTTGCAGAAGAACCTACGTTAGTACCAGAGATTTTATCTCCGACCTCAGCACGGCCACCGAAAGCACCATTTGCTACTACGATTGTAAATGCACCTGACGCTCCGCTTACTGCAGGAGATGTAGAAAGTGCTGTCTGGTCTGCACCAGTCTTTGCATTGTAAAGACGTGCTGACTCAACATAGTATGCACCCTCATAGTTACCGATTTCTCCTGCCCAGATGCGGTCTTGTGAAGAACCGTATTGGTTAGGTAGTAACCAGCCTTGTCCTGAAGAGGACTCTGCACGTAGGTCATGTGATACTTCTGGGTGAATACCAGTCCAGTATAATGAACCTTTACGGCCGATAGTCTTGTTAGCACGTAACTTAGCAACTACCTTGCGGACGTCTGCTGAGTCAAGTGTATCTGATGCTGTAAGAGTTGCAGTTGATGTACGAGTTCCACCAAAGATTTTATTTGTTCCGCCACGCAATGTTTCCATTGCTACAGCGTCAATTGAATCTGCTAGGTTGAAAGCGATAATGTTTGCGATTGCTGGGTCTACATCAGCAAGGCTGAATAGTTCCAACGCACGAGTTACCAACACAGAATTTCCATACTCATTAAGAGTAATAGAAACGCTGGTTGGTGTAGACATTGCTACTGCATCTGGGTCAGTTGTTTCTGTCAGAGCGGTAGTGTTTGCGGCCAAGTCAACATAGCGTTGTAGAACAACGGTTGAGCCTGGAATTGATTGACGGGCAGGTGTTTTATCTGCGACAGAACGAATTAATGGTTCTGAGCGAAGAGCAAACTCAAGTAAGCGGTCATACGCTGCTTGAACAAGACCTGCGCTGCCAGCGGTTCCTCCTAATGAGGACGAACCAGTTGATACAAAGGCGTTTGCCATTTGTTGTCACCTCCAAGGTGAATAAGAATTACTATGGATTAAATATTACTGCGAACGGAGGATAGAAAGAATTTCATCTGCAGATTGTGCATTTGCTATTCTTGATTCTATGTCATCCGTACGTTCGGAGGTCAATGAGTTCTGGGTAAGAATATCTTGCTGCCGTAAGGCTGCTCGATTAACTTGTTGTTCCTCAGATACCTCAGGCTTGCTTAATCCAAACAATTCGCCATTATCGTCAAGCCAGTTATTAACTGACTCTTCACTAATATCTTCTAAGTCTTTAAGGATTAAGCGTTGTGCCTTTAAATTGACACCCTTCTTTTCTAGGACTTCCTTGACGACTCTCTCACGCTGCACCTTGGACAATCCCTCAAGTTGCTCAGTAAGTTCCTTAATACGCTTTTCATCTGCACGTTTGGCTTTTCTTAGTTTCTTAACTAAGTCATCCCCTTGCAGAGGTATATCGTTATCTTGGTCTTCGTCTTCGTCTTCCCAGTAGTTGTTGCTCATAGCAACCCACCCTTCTATTCGTTGTAGTCGCAAGCCACAGGTTCCAATCGGGGAATCGGTCTGGCTCTTGCTATCGGTCTAGTACGCTATGTGAGGCCGATGGATTCACATAGGAATCTATTTTAGAACTGTCCTGCTGAAGAACCTTTACGGACGTATGGTGAATTTGTAAATGCATTTATACCAGTACCTGAATTACCAGAGAATAAACCTTCTTCTAATTGTTTTAGTCGTTCTTCTTTACGTTTAGCAGACGCTAAACCTTTAAATTTTGCAGCCTCTGCATCTGTTTGATTATAAGTAATACCTGACTCACTAAAAATTCTAGTTGCACCTTCAAAGTTAGATAAGTTTTGACCAATATCAGCATAACCAGCCTGTGCTTGTTGTCTATTAATACCAAATCTAGCAAGGTCTTCAGCACTTGTCATAGTGGCTGTTAATCCTTGTCCTATTGCAGCACCACCTATTTCAGCAGCAGTTGCTTTTTCTTTAAGATTTACTAGAGCCTTCTTAGGGTCTAAGAAATATTTAACAAGGTCTGCTTCACCAATACCATAAAAATCTTGGAATGCTTTTTTAGTTGCTGGGTCAGCCATTTTAACTCTATCTACCGCAGTAGATACTCTGTCAGTAAATTCAATAGCAGATATATCAGCACCAATAACATCGGCTATTGCTGTCTGTTTATCAGTTCTAGTTGCGCCAAAGTAATTTTCAAGACCATATGATTTAAGAGTCTTTGTATAGTCATCCTCTAGTGTTAAGTATTCGGCTTCACTTAATACATTTAAACCAGCAGAACGTCTTAATTCATTTCCTCTAAATCTTGCAATGTAAGCCTTGTTGAAATTAGGATTAGTCTTTAGGGCAAGGGTTGCTTCTTCTGGTTCATACCCTTCCTTCATTAAAGTCTCAAGTGTTGCACCTAACTCACTTAAACCATACTGAGTAAAGACATCTTTAAGAAGAGCAAAAGCATTTCTTTTATTTTTTTCATCTTGCATTTTTTGATAAGCAAGACCTGGGTCTTCTTTTTGAAAACCACCGTCAACATCGCCACCTTGGCCACCACCTTGATAGCCTCCACCAATTTCTGAACCAGTTCTTTTATCAATGTCCGCCATCTGATTAAGAAAATCTTTATAATCTTTTCCTAAATCAATTTTACCTTTATTGCTTAATTGAAACCCACCACCTGAACTACCAGATGAACCACCAGATGGTTTGTTTTGAGCAGACTGTAAAGGAATACCACTGTAACCACCAGATGGTTTAGGTGCGGGAGTAGAAACTCTACTCTCTCGTTGATTAGCAGTAGGTGCTGCTTTTTTCTTAGGTGCCATTATGCTATCAATCCAAAGTTGCGAAGAATACTATTAGCGTATCCTGCTGCTTTTTCTAAAGCATTTGAAGTATTACCCCAGCGTGGGTCCTTCTTAAGAGCACGTTCAAAATCAGTCAAGTTCATTGCTCCTTTGTTTCCATTGTTCTTAAGTGCCATTTGAATAGTTGGATTTAATACATCAATTTGATTTTCTGGTATCTCTAAAATCTGACGCATTGTATATTTATAGTTAGCAGATAAATCATTTAGGTCAACTTGCTCAGATAGAACATCTGATAAGTTAGAATAGGTAGCCTTAGATATAGCAAGTAACTTTGCATTGATTGCTTTAGTATCATTCTCATTGTTTTGCAATGAGGCTGATACATACTTCAAAGCATCTTTATTACTTAGAGTTACACCATATCTCTTAGCATAGGCTAGTGTGCTATTAACTGCTTGAGCAGCACCTGAACCACCCTTTAATACTGTATCAATATCAGAGCCATCAAGTGCTTTACCAGCAACCTTGCGTTGCAGTTGAAGTATATCTGCTTCATCTAATCTGTATTCACCAGTAACTCTTCTTGAAGTACCGCCAGAATCTGTTTCAGTTTGAGTAGTAACCTGAGCATTCTTTTTTTCCTGTGCTCTTAACTCTTTGTAATATTTATTTAATTCGTCTTCTGAGGCAGGTCTTCCTACATAGTCCATAAAGAATCTATTTAGGTCAGAATCTGCTTCATCTTTTTTAGTTACATATTCATCATAACTTACTTGTGGTCCACCAAGACCAGCGGTCTTAAGGTCTTCTTGCACGTACTTAAAGAATGATTTTGGCTCAATGTTTTTGTTAATTTCTAAATCATTTACCATCGCCTTGGTGTGTTTTTGTAAAGCATAGGATAATGCTTTGCCAAAACTCTGGCTAGTTGTATCAAGTCTGTTGTAATCATTCTCAGGAATTCTAAGACCAGCACCTCTTAGGTCATCAAACAAACCTTTAAGTCCACGAGGAGATTTAATAGAATCATCTATAATTCTTTTTCTTAATGCATCAAAGTTAGAGGTAGCAGGCGTGTAATCTTTAACCATCTGGCCAGCATTCTTAGCCATGAATAATGGAACTTTAACATCATCTGATATATAGATATATTGTTGGACCTGGCTATCACCTTCAGTACCGCTAACCCAACTACCACCATCTTCTGGGTTAACTGTTACCTTTAAACCTTTAGCATTAACATCTTTTACAAACTCATTATCACCAGCATATTGCTCTGTGCCAGGAGTACCGCCATCTGCAGTTATCTGTGCATTTTTTAAGGTTTCAATTTCTGTTTCTAATTGAGTTGCTTTACCTCTTTGAAGAGTTTCTTCTGCAAGTTTTAATTGTTTTTGTTTATCTTCAATTTCTTTATTTCTTTTTTCTTTTGCTTTAGCATCTGCTAAATCAGACAATTGAGTCTTAATTGATTCTATATCAGCAATACGTGCTTGAACTTGAGTATCTAATTCAGTTAATCTAGCCTTTGCTTCATTGTATTTTGCAATAGAACTTGGTCTATCATCGTCATTCCAAATAGCCATAGCCCTACGTTGTGCTTGCATCTTCTCAGCATCTTGGGAATTTAATGCAACAAGACCTCTTTGCTTGTCTCTTAATTCACGTTCTGTTAATTGAGCCATTAGTATCCTTTGTATGCTTTAGCGGTATAGGTATCGCGGGAGTAGTAACCAAGAATTGATTTAAATATTGCTCTGCTTGCTTCGGTTAGGATGGCATCTCCAGCACTTAAACTTGCAATCAGACTTTCTACTTCATCTCTAAAACTTCTTTTAATATCAGCAAAGTTCTCTGCCTCACGAAGTGAAGCATCGTTAGACAAAGATACAAACTGACGGATTCTAGATGTAACCATTGCTAGTCTCTGACGTGTTCCAACTGGCATTTGAACAGATGAGTCTTTAATTATCTCTTCTAGATTAGATAGCATGTTTAGTTCTGTTGCTACCTCATTGCCACCAGCCACAAGTGCTGCTTCTAGTAATGGGTTAGACATCTTAAGTAAAGCACGCTGTCTTGTTGATTCAGCAATCTTTGCAGTACGGGCAGTAATGCTAGGTGTTGACTTTAAGAATTCTTTTTCTTCTTTGCCAATATCGTAATAGGCTTGCTTATCTTTAGCCACCAAAACGTCTTGGTAGTATGCATCTAAAGACTTATCTTTAAGTAATCCTGCTGCTTCTAGATATGCATAGGTAGGGGCATCAAATTCACCTACATGAGGTGCAAATATCCAGGCTGCCTCACCATACTTTTTAACATTGCTTTCATTTTGAATAGCCCAAGACTTAACAGCCTTAGTCTTTTGAATAACCACGTTAGTTTGTTTCTCATTACGAGCAACTGTGTAGATTAACTTACCTGGATTCTTACCCACAAATGTAGCAACTGCTAACTCATATGGGTCTTGAATATCACCTTTATACTTCTGAGTTACTGCATTTACTAGGTCATAAAACTCTGGACGTAGTCCTGTTATGCCTACCTCTTTAAGGTAATCTGGAAGATTAACACTCTCTTGAACTGATGGAGATATAGGTGAGAACAAACCAAGAATGTTACGCATTACAACTACGTTGTGAGCAGATATTCTAATTTGCTTTAAGTAGTTGTACTTATCCTGTGCTGATGCATTAGGGTCTAAGTACTTAGCCATATCTTCATCGGTATTAAAGGCTTGATTGTAGGCAATAGCCTGCATAGCAGCAGTTGATTCTTGCCTATCTTTTTCATCCTTAGGTACTATTGAATATAGTTTTTGTAGTGATGAAGGAACTAAAGCACGCATTATTGTCATGCCATCGCCAATATCACCCAAGGCATAGTTGTCTAATTCTTCTGATAACTCTTTTGTTGGTGGTATTTTTCCTAGCAAAGACTTCATGGTTAGTACGCTTAAGGCACCAATAGGTCCAGATAGTGTAGGCATACCAGCATCTGGGCTAAATGAAGGGTTAGCCAAGGTTAATTTAAATGTAAATTCATTAAACTTTGGTTGTTGAAAACTCTCTTCACCAGGTCCTAATGCACGTACTGTTTTATCTACAACACCAAATATAACATTATCTGTTGGCATCATGATATACGGTTTGCCATTGTTATCTTTGTATACACCACCAGCGGCATCTAAACCAAGATGTGCTAGTCGCATACGGAATAAAACTCTAGGTGCTACATCTTTTAGACGATACATTCTGCGCCAGAAGTCTTCAGTAGCACGGTAATAACGGCCAGTATTACGTACTGATACGGCAAAGTTAGTTCTGATATTAGGGTTATCAACAAACTTTAATACAGAATCTGCTGCTTCTTGGACAGATATTTCTGTTACAAGTTTCTGAGCATGCTGTTTTGTATCTTCTAGTATTGCTACTTTAACCTTCTCGCCTATAACTTTACCATCATCTTGATACTCTCTTAATTTATCCGCATAAAGTTTTGCAGCCATTTGTTTCTCTACAACATCATATTTTTTGCGGATATCTAGATACTTAATCATTACTACTGGCTGACGTAGGATACCTGTTACTTGGTTATCCATTAATTCCATCATACCGTTGCCTAGTTTGGCATAAGCAGTTTCCATATCAGAGATACCTGGACCCTCAAGGGTAGTAAACAGTTTGCCCTTAGGTTGGAATCCTTTAGTTAACTCTTCAAATTCTTCAAAGGTTATTTTTTGTGCTGCTTTTTGAGCCTTGTTAGATATTCTATTTCCAGTATCTAATTCTTCTTTTACTAAATCATCATAAAGAGATTTAAACTTATTGAATAATCCTTCATTGAATCCATCTGCGCTGCCATGAAAGGTTTGACGCATATCTAATAAAACACGGTCAATTAAAACTTCAGCAATTTCCATATCATCTAGTCCTTGCAGACGCAAAGCACTAGTATGGGCTGTCATACCCAAGAAACTCTTTAATGCTTCTGGGTCTTTAACTGAGTGTGTAATCTTTATATCTAATGAAGGTATTACATCCTCATCAAATTTACCTAATAAATCTGTATTCTTTCTTAAACCTACGTTTTCTAACAGATAAGTTTTAGCACCAGCAAAATCACGCTCTGTTCTTAATCCCTTACTAGCAACAAATGCAGCAACTGGATTGAACTTAAAGTTCTCCCCAATACCTACATTCTGTCTAGTATTACCATAGAAGCGTTGCACAAAGTTTTCAAAGTGAACTAAAGAAACACCACGACCTGCAAGATATTGCAGTGAAGCCAACTTTTCTGTGTCTATTCTTTGTCCAGTTGTGCCTTGAACTAACTCTGGAAAAAGACCATAGGCTACATCAAGATTACTCATGTTAACTAACTGCTCAGTTACCTCTGCTGATTGCCGCCCAACAAGGCTTGCACCTGCAGCAATAGACCTAGTACCTGCTGTTAGATATTGTGAGTTTAAAGTTAATCCTTGTATTAAGAATTGAACTTCTTGGTCATTTAGTTTACCAAAAAAACCTTTACGGTTCATTGCCTCAGTAATATATTCAGCCTGAGCAAACTTACGCTCTAAAGATGAAAGTTCATCAGGTTGTTTTCCAATACTATTGGCATAATCACTAATGATTGCTAGTCTTGCATCTTTATCATACATATCAGCAGGAGTTTTTCTGCCTAATTTTCTTGCAATCTTAACTCTTAACTGCTCGCCACTCTTAGAACCAGAGTATGCTGCAGCAATTCTGCCCATTCTGTGACCTTTACGGTCTAAGTATTGGAACAAATCCTTAGCAGGTGCTGTCAAATAATAAATAAAACCTTCATCAATACTGCTTCGTATACCCAAACGTGGGAAAAGTGTAAAAATAGACCAGAAGTTAACTATGCTAGTTGATAATGCGCTACTTGTAGCGCCACCAAACATAGCGGAAACTAATTTTCCTCTGTTTGCTTCATAAGCATACTGTGCTAATTGTTGATAATCAAGGGTAGATATTGCACCACGCTCTTGGAATGGGTGAATAATACCTTGTGAGTCATACTTAACTGAATTACCCTCTACCTTAACGCCAGACTTAGATAGAATGTTTTCAAAACCTATAGGAACATCTAGTTTTTCAGTAACTGCAACTCCAACTGAAGAACCATACTTCTCTTCAAGGGTTTTTCTTATGTAATCTCTACCCTTTTCTGTTCCTTCAATTCCTAAACGTTGCATAATTGCAACATCAAGGCTACGAAGCATAGCAACTTGGTCGTTTGCATCAGAGTTAATAAACTTAACAGTTAAAGCCTCTGATAAATCTTTTGGTAGCACTTGACGTGCTGTATCTCTGAAGACACTTGCAGTTTTAATAGACTGATTGCTATCAGTAACATTAAGTTTAATCTCTTTATTTTGTGGAGTACGTGCCGCAAGAAGAGAAACTTTTTCTTTAATGCTTTTACGGCTAAATCTTGCAAAGTCTATTATCTCTGGACCTATTAACTCGGCTTCACGGGTAGAACCTGCTTTAACAAGTGACTTTGATATCTCATCAACTGATTTAGCAATTTCTTTAGTAGTACCAGACGCAGGATTTAAGAAATTACTTAGTGCTTTTTGAGCACCAGTAGTTAATCTACGCTGATTACGTGCAGTTGCTACACCGTTACGGAAGAACTGAGCACCATCTACTCTGCCAGCCATAAACATGGAGAGATTGTCAACGTTTGAGAAAACTGTTTGAGCACGGCTAGCATTGATAACATTTTTTCTTTCTAGGAAATCAATTGCTTCATCATTGTTATAGCCAGGGAAACGTCTTTTAATATCATTACGTATTCCAATTTTAGCAATCTCATCTGTCTCATCATTAAGTTTCTTAATTGCAGGACCTAGTTGGTCATCCCATAACTTAACTACATCTTTGTTATCACGAAAGATATCTTTTACTCCAGCAACACCAAACTGCTCAATGGTCTTACGCATTTGAGTACCAGTTTGATTCTTAAGACCAAACAATCCTGCTTTAACAGCAGCAGTTGCTCCACCAGTAACCCAAGTTAGTGGGTCAATGGCAATTTGATATATAAAATCTATTGGACCAGAGATGCCTTGCACTCCAGTTGAACGTGCTATATCTCTACCTGGAGATACCTGTGCAAATTTAACGCCATCCATTACCTGTTGGAATGATTCTGGATTATTATATGCTTCTTCTAAAGCCTCAAGTAATTTTGTATTTATTGCACCACCAGCGGCAGCAATAATTTCTCCTGGTTTCTTACCAGCAATTAAACCTTTTGCTATCTCTACTTTTTCAACACCAAAGTAATCTTGAGCATTTGTTAATGCACCTTGGTCATAAACTCTACGGCCATCCCAAGCATCACTAAATGATTCTTTAGTAAATAAGCCTTCGCCTTGGGCAGCCTGACGTGCTAGTAGGTAAGGTGTATTAATTGTTCTAGTAAAAACACCTGCAGCCTTGAACAATAAAACCAATGGACTCTTAAGGACATTGAATCCAGTTTTCAATGCACCAGTAACATAGTTACTAGCGCCTGGTTCTGCTAATTGATAATCTGAATTTGGAAATAAAAACTTTAGTTTTTCTTGAGCACTAGGGTCTAATCCCTCAAATTGTTTACGTGCTTCATCAATAGATAATTGGTTTAGTTTTTTGTTTTTTTCAACAGTCCAACTAAACTGTTCTAATTGACTTCCTTGTTCCATAGGAATATTTGCGGCTTTAGCAGCGGCATAAAGGTTAGGACTAGCCTTGGCTACTATTGGGTTAAGACGATATACCATTAGTACCCTTCGTCTAGTAAACTTCTATATATTAGTTCAGCCTCACCAGATGGGTCGTATGGTATTAAATTTCTAATTACATCTTGGATTGTGTATGAAGGATTAGGCAGTCTTGGCTTTGCTTCTGAGCCAGGTCCAGCACCTATATCAACTCCAGAAGTAATGGGTTCATTAGGACGTGCAGTAGGTGCCATTAATGGTGTTGGCATTTCCATCTGAGGAATTGGATTGCCAGCCATAGGCGCTGCTACTTGGTTGTTGTAAGTTTCTTGTCCTTGTCCGTATGGTAATCCTGGAACATAGGTTGCAGGTTGTGTGCCGCCCCCGTCAGTGCGTTGACTAAGAGCGCCAGGGCCTGATATTGGGGCTGGGTTACTCGGTTTTCTATATCCACCTTGCTGTGCCACACTTCCTCCTACTTAGTAAATTGCGTTTTGACATTAACTGCACCACCACACCAAACATTGTATTCAATTGCTATGTTAACTGCTTTTTTAGCAGCACTTGATGCTTTAGCGTGTGTCTTTGTTTCTATTTCCATTGCTGATAATGCACCAAGGGCTAATGCCCCACCTGCACCTATTCCGTATAAACCTTTATCATCTCGCATATATCCATAGTCATCACTAACTTGATATAACTTTCCATTAAAACAAATTAATGCATCCCATCCAGCATCGGCATCATCTTTGCCTTTAGGTGTTGGGTCATATCCTGCTTCAGTTAGAGTTTGCTTTATAGATGGCAATACTCTAATCATCATAAATCTATCTGGGTCTTGAGTCTTAATTACTTTAGGTGGTTGCCATAAGTTATTAAGGATATCTCCTGCAATAGCATCACCTGCTACTGCAACTAAATACTCACCAATTTTAACTATCTTGTCACAGCCTTTTGCTACATATGGTTTATCCGTATATGTAGTCATGGAGTCTGCTGCTAAGACAACCCAGCCTTTACCTTGAATACCAACTATTGCTGTCATTGTCCCCCGCCTAGATTATCTTCTTACAACTGTCCTTGCACTTGCACTGGCTTGTCCACCAGAAGTTAAACTAGATAAAAGACTTTGTAATCCGCCACCTTGCTGTGGTTGAGGAGGTAAGCCTCCTACTGGAGCCGCAACGGGAGCAGGGGACATTTGCTCAACCTGTGGAGCACCAGCAGGAGGTAATTCTTCAGGTTTAAAGATTTGCTCAATAGCATCTTCAATGGCTACGCCTTTTTGACGTGCCTTGATTACATCAGCAATCTTTACAACTATTTGACTTGGGTCTCCACCCTGTGTTGCGATTTGCGGTATTGCTTGTGTATAAGCCTGTAGTGAACCAATTAAAGAGTTACGCATCTCTTCAACTTCAATCTTTTCTTGCTCTTGGGTTACGTTAATACCGAATGGTAGTTCACGCATAACCATATCTTTAGAAATAATCTTAGCGCCTAATGCTTGTAGCATGAAGATAAGTCCCTGTGCTGGGTTAAGACCAGCAAGCATGCCATAGCGAACATCGGCTGAGTAATCCTTCTTAATATCTTTAGAAGGTTTGTAATCAATACTGTAAGGAGAACCAGCATCTACACCACGAACTGTCTTCTCAAAATCAAAGAATGTTTCATCAACTTCAAAACAAAGAGAGATAACATCTTTAAGTGCTGAAGCAAAGATAGCCTGAGCAGATTTAACTTGTGTATCAAAACCACCCATAAGTGCTTGCACACCTTGGCCAGTAATAATACTTGCATCAAGATTACCAGTACGGGACTCAGGATAACGAGTACCTAAACGTAATTCTTGTTGCAGTAATGATTGTTCAGTAAATGCACCATTTGGAATAGGAAGTTCTACACGTTTAACTCCAGCAGGGTTATTGGTGCGGATGATTGCATCTCCACCAAATTGAATTTCTTGAACATCGTTAGGAACAACGATTGGTGATTGAACTGATTTCTCTGCTGCTTCCATCGCAAGTAATGCGAACCTATTACGAAGCAGTTGGATACCTAGAACATCATCAAACTGTCCACGCATCTCTCCATCAATAGATGGACGTCTAGCAACTATTACCATCATTTTACCAAATGGATTAATAGCCTGAGATAAGATTAAATTATTGCGACTTGGAATATAAATTAATGATTGGTCTTTATCGTAATAACGAATAAACTCCACCACTGAATTTAAACTCTGGTCGTAACCATCGCGTCCTAGAATTTGTAATTCATA